ATTAATTTTCATCCATCTCCCTGATGTAATTAAGGCATTAATAGTATTTGTATCATTTTCTTTGTACTGTCTAACATTATTATTCAAATCTTTTAACCAAACAAAACTCATAATTTCTCCTTTTATAAAAAAGGGGGCGGGTAGACCACCCCCTTTTTAGATTAACAATCAGAACTCGGTCTATGGATTAGTTAAATTTAATCCCATTGTATGACCAGACTCATCGATAAGTTTAGCTCCATATATCATATCAGCAACTACTTTAGTGCCAAGATATTCTACATCATACTGAGCTTGAACTCTTACGTCTTGCTGTGCAGCAAACACACAGGCTTCAGGCGGATAGACAGCACCAACAACAGTACCATCTGCTGTAGCAGAAGCTATAGAACGACCATAGAACACACTCATTCCATAAACTAGCCCAACAGCACCTGTTCTAAGCTCTGAACCATCTCCACCTGCATCTTTTCTTATAAAATAAGAAGCAACACCTGATGAGGGATTCATAAAGTCAGCTAAACATTGGTTGTTTAAAACCATTGAACAAGTATTAGGGTCAATATCTTGACCATATAAGCTTGAAAGAACAGCCTCTAATGTATCTGCGTTAAACGAATTGTCTGCATTTACATCTACTGTTGTCTGAAAGCCATCAAGCTCTGCCCATAAATCATCTTCAACTTTTCTTGCTAATGATTCTCCGAACATTCTTGTATATTTTGAAACTAATTCAGAATTTGATTGAATTAATGCTATATCTTCAAAAATGTTAGCAAGGTATTTGTGGTTATTGATAGATAGATCAACCTTACCTTCAGTTCCAGCGGCAGAAAAAGTTACTGCTGTTGAGGCAGCCTTATCATTTGTTCCATCCATTTGTATTTTTGGTATATGCACAGTATCTCCTGCACCCTTTACCAATGCTGAATAATCTTCTACGGAACCCCTTAGCTTTAAATTAGCCTCAAAGTATTTATAGATAGGTTCAGCCCATAATTCAGGTATAAAATTCTGACCTGTGGTAGTATCTAAATAAGCCATTTATTTCTCCTTTCCCTTTTGGGAATTTAATTTTTTTTCATCCGTGCTTCGGCTGACTTAACAATATCTTCCCAGTTTTCTCGCAATTCATTAGGATCCATTTTAGTCCAATCTTTAGAAACTTCTTTAAATCCTCTAGGATTTCCTGCGACTTCTGGAGCATTAGCTTTAGCACTATTAATTTTTTTTGTAACAAATTCAAGAGTGTCCAAATCTAGCTTTGCTAATTGTTCTCTCTCTTCTTCAGGATGTTTTTCTAGTAATTCGGCTGTTCTAGTTTCTACGTGTTTAGTCCATTTTTCCGCAGTAGATGATAAGCTTTCATTTTCGGAAGACACTTTTTCATAAAGTGTTTTAAAATCTTCTTTCTCTTTCAACTTTGACTCTTCTGCTTTTGCCATCTTCTTTTCCATTTCCGCTATACGAGCTTCTGCATCCTGCGCCCTTGATCTATACTTTTTACTTTCTGCTATTAACACGCCAACATCAGGCGAACTTGCTGGTGTTTCTTGGGTAGGTTGCTCACTTACTGTTTCGCTTGCTACGTTTTTGGTTTCTTCGGACATACTGCCCTCCTATTTAGTGTTTTTGAAAAATAAAAATACTATATCTTGTATTTATCTTCTGCCATAAGTTAGATTATGACAGATGTTTATTGCAACCTTTAATGGAAAATAATTTAACAGAAGAATTAAAATTTAAGAAATCTTGGTTTGATTATATGGGTTATAAACCCCACAAAGGTCAAAACAAGTTGCATTTTCCATCAAAGAAAACATCTAGGTTTTTTGTAATGGTATGTGGTAGAAGATTCGGCAAAACAACTTGTTCTGCTATGGAAGCAACATTCTTAGCTTCTCAGCCTAATAAAAGAATATGGTGTGTTGGACTATCTTACGACAAAGCCGACTTAATGTTCCGAGAAATTTGGAAAAAGATGGTGGTTGGCAAACCCAATGATATTGAAAGAGCTTCTGAAAAAGAAAGATTTATAAAATTTAAGTGGGGAACAGTCGTAGAGGGCAAATCTGCCGATAACCCTGATTCATTAGTAGGTGAAGGTTTAGATTTACTTATAATTGATGAGGCTGCTAAGGTAAAGAGGAAGATATGGGATATGTATTTATCTCCTACTTTGTCAGACAGAAAAGGTAAAGGAATCTTTATAACCACACCAGAAGGTTTTAACTGGGTATATGATTTATACCTACTTGGTCAGAAAGATGATTTATGGGAATCTCACCAAGCTCCTTCTTGGGATAATGAGTTTGCTTTCCCTGAAGCTGAGCAAGATTCTTTCTTAAAAGAACGTAAGCGAAATATGTCAAAAGAGTCTTACGACCAAGAGTACGGTGCGAAGTTTACAACTTTTGCTGGGCAAGTTTACCCATTTGACCGTAATTTAGATGTAGGGTATTTTCCTTATAATCCTAACTACCCTACTTTTTGCAGTATTGACTTTGGTTACAGGATGCCAGCTGTAGGTTGGTTTCAAACACAAATGATTAATGGAGAGTGGCACATAAATATAATAGATGAGATTATACACGAAACAAATATCAAGACTGACGAACTTATTAAGCGTATTAAATCAAAGCCATATAATGTTAGGGCTTACTATGGTGACCCTGCTGGAAAACAAGCTCAAGGTCAATCAGGTATGGGGGATATAGAGATTTTTAGACAAAATGGTATTCAAATACAAACAGTAAGAGATAAAGTGTCTAGAAATATATCATCAGGTGTCAGTCACGTTAGAGGTTTTGTAGAAAATGCTATGGGCAAGCGTTATTTACACGTTGACAATAAATGTCAAGGCATAGCAGAAGATTTAGAGAATTATCGTTATCCAGAACAAAAAGAAGGCAAAGAATTAAAGCCTGACCCTTTAAAAGATGGTTTCCACGATCACGGATGCGATATGTTAAGATATTTTTTTATAAATAGATTTCCAATTAGACAACAAGAATTAATAGTGAGGAAAAGATGACAGTCGAACAAATAATACAAGAATCGGTAAAAGAATTTAAACAATCGCAACAAAAAGCTAGAAGAAGGCACATTAGAAAGCTTATTGATTATTATTGCGGTTCAAATACAGCAAATTACATATCTCAATACTTTGATGCAGACGCATTTAGAGAAATTCCTTGCTATGAGGCTAATTTTACTAAAAGATTTATAAATAAGATGAGTAGAATATATACTGTAGGTGCAAATAGAAATGTTGGTAGCGCCTATTCCAACTTAACTGTTATGAAAGATGCTAGAATGAAGCATATTGAAAGAATGACTCGTTTAATTGGAAGCGTTGCTACTCAAGTAGTGTTTATTGATGACGATATGCCTCATTTTGACTATAGACCTATTTATTATTTCGATGTGCATCTTGGAGATAATCCTTTTAAACCTGAAGCTATAGTTTATCCCGTGTTAGCAAATGTTGATGACGTTTCCTATGCTCAAAAAATGAGATATGCTTATTGGGATAACGGTATGTATGCACTTTATGACGAAGATGGTAACATATTAGAAGAATATGAACACGGTTACGGTATTTTACCATTTGTATTTACTCATAGAGAGAATCAACTGGATTCATTCTTTGTAGATGGTGCAGATGATATTGTTTCTTGCAACGAACACGTTAATATAACTATGACTGAGCTTCAGCTGGGGTTAAGATTTCAAATGTTTGGTCAACCTTATGTAACTGGACTGCAAGCCGACAAAAGATTAGAAAGAGCAGGTTCTGATACTATACTAGACTTGCCAGAAGGCTCTATATTTGATATTGTAGCTCCTCAAGCTGATATGCAGTCAGTTATTGAGACAGTTAAGTTCCAAGTTGACTTAGTTGCTCAAAATAACCACTTATATGTTCAATTTGCTCAAGATGGTGGTGAAGTTCCTAGTGGAATCGCCTTAAAAATTAAGGATTTAGAGAGATTTGAGGATTATCAGGACGATATTGAGCTATGGAAGATGTATGAACACGAATTATATCAGGTAGAAAAAGAGATAGCTGATTACAATGGAATAAAACTACCAGATGGTCTTAAATTAGACTTTAATGAGCCTGAATATCCTAAAACTATGCAAGATCAAATACTATGGGATAATCACAGACTTCAAAACAACCTTATAACTAGACCTAAATTAATGGTAGAGTATAATGATGACCTTAGTTTAAATGAAGCTGAAAAAATAGTTGCCGATAACCAAAAAGCCAACCAAGTAGAAGAGCCAAATGAAGTTAAAGATTAAATCTAATATTAGCTTTATGAAGCTTGCTCGGTTTATACATTCTAAGCAATTTTCAAATGAAGTGGTGGATATGATTATAGACCCTTTTATTAAGGACTCTAAAAATGCCATAAAAAATGGCGAAATAACTCCCGCTTTAAAGCCTGAAACTCTTGAAAGGCGAAAAGCTAGAAAATCACCTAAGTCTATAGGGGGTGACAAACCATTATATGACACAGGGGCGCTTTACAAGAGTATAAAAGAATCAGATACTAATGACGCTTACAGCTTTGGGACAGAGCAAAGTTTAGGTATAGAGTTTTTAAAGTATGGATTATATCATATTAAAGGTGATGGAGTGCCAGAAAGAAACTTTTTAAAATTAAGCCCTAAAACATCTACTAAAATATCAAAAAAAGTAATAAAAGACTTTAAAAAAGCCTTAAAAAAATAAAATCACCTAAAGGAGCTGCATATGAAGCCCGAAGAAATTAAAATTCTCATTGAGATATTAAAAGACGTTAAGCAAAACAAAGACTCTTTAGATAAGCTCCTATTCCAATTAGAAACACTAGAAACTGCTTTACTCGTTCAAGAGCCTATAAATTCAACAGTAGAGGATGTTAATGACGTACAAATCCCTTTAAATGATGAAATATATTATAATTTGTGTAAAGAACTTGGTTCAGGCAGAATCTTCTTTATGGCTATCGCTTAATTCATTGACTTGGCTTTGTAAGGCCTTCAATGCTAAACTAATAGTATATATCTGAGACATACACCAAGTTATGCCTTCGTCTCTATCCTTGTTGGTCTTCTTTTTGTTTTTCTTCATAATCTATTATTTGTTGTTCCCAAGCTTTTCGTTGGGCAGGAGTAGGTCTTCGTGCTGGTAATGGTTCAATACCTGCTTTCTCAGCCCTTGCGTTCCATTTATACCACTCTCTACGCTTTCTTTTCCTTTCCTCTTTTTGTTTGGCTGTCATTAGCTTCTTTTTCTCTTTTGTTACTCTTTTTCGTTGATCTTCAACTTTTCTCTCAGGTAAGTCTACGCCTATATCAGGAATTGAATCAACTATTTCCTCTACCTCAGCATCAACTACCTCAAATTCCGCTTTTGCACTCTTTAAGAACTTCTCGTAAGGACTATCAATAGTCACATTAACATTCTTGACTAATTTACCACTATGTTCTAATATTAATCGTCCTGCCTGCACATTCCCCGCTTTAGCCTCTCTTATCATTGCTTGCAATACAGCAGGCAACTCTCCACCGAACTTAATCATATATCTATCATATATAGCATCTACAAACTTGGGGTTTTTCCGCCAAATATATATAAGATTCCTAGATACACCCAATTCCTTAGCTACTTCATCAGCAGTAACATCAGGTTGTAAGGCGTACATTTCGATAGCTCTTTGAACGTCTGGTCTTTTTAATAGGTCGGACATATTATAACTTTGCTTTTAAATACTGCTCAATCCACCAACAACGTCCATTATCCGACGCTTTGGCTATAGCAGCCTGTCTCTTCTTCCACTTTCGGTAAGATCGAGTCTCAGTTTCTACCTTTACCCCCTCCTTTTGTAAGGTTAAGGTTTCTTCCATACCTGTAATATATTCCT